GGGATCAAACACCTGACCACCCATACTCTGCATCATGCCCGCAGCCATACCCTGCTGCTGCTGACCAACGCCAAGCGCACCAGAAGTGCGACCAAGCACCGTAGCCATAGGGTCAAACGCCGCACCGTACATTCCGACAAGCTGGCTCTGGAAGGCGCGGTTGGCGGCCGTTTCACCCTGACGGGCCTGACCAAGGAGACCAAGGTTAGCAATGTTCTGCTGCTGCTGAGAGATTTGGGCAGCGCGGTTCTGAAGGCCAAGGTTAGCCATCATCTCTTGATTGCTAAGACCAACCTGAGTCTGCGTAGCCTGATTGGCTAGAGCAGCACGCATTGCCGCATCGAGGTTGGCCTGACCAGCAACATTGCCAGCCTGCGCACCAAACTGAAGGGCTTGGTTTTGCGCGGCAAGATTAGCAGCAGCCATCTCACGCTGAGCAGCTTGATTCTGCAAAGCAAACTGCGCTTCACGCTCCACGTTGGATAGACCAAACTGATTCTGCGCAGCTTGGTTAGCCATAGCAAAACGAGCCATCATGTCCGCGTTAGCCTGTGCGGCTGCGTTCTGCGCAGCAGCACCAAACTGAGCCGCTTGATTGCGTGCGCCAGCACCAAACTGAGCAGCCTGATTAAGAGCCTGTTGGTCAGCCAAAGAAAGCTGAAGACCAGCAGCTTGATTGGCTTGGGCAGCTTGAAGCGCAGCCGCCTGATTGGCCTGCTGCATACCCAAGTCCTGACCGTAAACACCCGTAGCAAATCCACGGCTGGCGTTAAGGTCGGCAAGATAAGCCTGATTGAGCGCAGCAGCCTGCTGGATGTCCTGAGCCTGACGCTGACGAACGGCCTCAGCACGCGCCATAGCTTCACCAGCAATGGCCTGATTGCTCATCTCTAGGCCACGAGCAGCAAATGCCTCACGGGTAGCTTGCTGGGCATTGCGAAGTTCTTCGGGGCTAATCTGACCCGTAGACACAGCCATCTCCGCTGCACGGCGGCGGAACGTCTCGGAAGCCGCAGTAGGCGCAGCCTGCATGGCCTGACCGTAGAGCTGCTGACCAAGCGCACCTTGTGTTACATCACGGGAAGCAATGTCGGCCACACGGGCTGCACGGGCAGCGTCATAGCCTTCAGCAGAATAACCCTGTGCAGCAATCGTGGGTGCGGCACCCAATAGGGCAGCTTGAGCCGTAGGAGCAGCACCGAGAAGAGCAGCTTGTCCTTGAGCAGCCTGATAGCCCTGCGCCGTCATCTGAGGAGCAGTCCCAATTAGCGCAGCCTGCGTTGGGGTAATTGTTACATCACCAAAGGTTTGCGCTCCGGTGATAGCACGCTCAAGGCCACCATAGAGGTCAGTTTTGCCACCCATAGCCCGCGCAGCCTCAAGCTGGGCGAACATCTGGGGGTTAGCCTTCATCAAAGCAGAGAGATAGCCACCGCTCTGACTCTGAAGGGCGCGAATATCTGCATCACGCTGAAGGCGATCCGCAGTTTCCTGAGCCGCCACTAGATCCGGCGTAATCTGCTTGAGAATGTCAATAGCACCAGCCTGCCCGCCAACACCGCGAAGGTACTGCTCCTGCTCTTGGAGATTAAGCTGCGTATACTGCGGACGGAACTGCTGTTCCGCACCAAGCAGTCGCTCCTGCAAGGCGGGGTCCGCCATCGCATTGATGTAATCCAAACTAGCTTTACCCGGATCAACCGGGGCAGGGGGCGGGGGCGGGGAGGAAACCTTAAAACTCATAAGATTAAATACATTTCATTCGCGCAAGTCTCTCAAGACTCCGGACATTGTAACACCTAAATCGATTGCTTTTATCGTTATGTCTGCGCCATGCCATGTATGGCAACTTCATGGGCAACTGCTCATTAAACCATAGCAAACAGTTCTTTCCGACAGCACAGGTCATTAGCCAACAGTCTGGCTGCGGGGGGTCTAATACATCCTCTCCAAAGCTAAGCTGGATTGGCCTAGCCATGATAAATCTATCCGGAAGGCTAATTACTACTCCGTGGGACAGATGGGTTACAAGCTCCTGCTCGAAGGAGACGCCCAACTCCAAAGCCAATTTCTTGGCTTCATAAACTGGCTTCATTAGCTAGCTTCTGTCACAGAGCGGAACGCTTGGGAAGCCTCAATCTTCACCATTCGCAGCTTGGGTCGGCCCTTGGTGGGGGTGAACTTAGCCTGAATCCCATAGCCGCGCACATTGCCAATGCGGCCACGAATAGAGCTGTCCTCGCCCACGGGAAGGTCAAAGCCAAGGCTTTCGGCTAGGGAGTACATCTCCACTTCCTTGTCGATATTCTCCGTAATCATCGTCAGGTCGCCGTCGCTCAGTTCATATTCTGAGCTTTCAACGTGCAACTCGTAGGCATTAAAGCTCTTGCGCCCAACATCACCAAAGATGTACTGGCGGGTAGTCACTTCCGACTCAATCGGGAATGGCTGGGCATCTAGGCCGGGTGCCGTGTAGATGTAGTCAAAGGCGTCAGGGCGTTCGTCGATAACATGGATGCCACCGAAACGGTTGACGGCGTATAGCTTGTTAATGCCACCAGCCCCAGACACGATGAGGTTGCTGATGTCCCACCCCGTATTGTCGATGAGGTCGAGGCTCTCCCAGCCCTGATTAAGCAGGTTGTAGATCAGGATGGCGTTGTTGCGGGTGCTGCCGTCAATCGGCACAGCAATCCAATAACGGTTGTCGTGGTACACCGCCACGGCGTTCTGGGCATACTCAGGGTTAATCCGCTTGATAAGAGGATTGATTGGATCGGATAGGGGTAGCCCCGCGCCACGCAGATTGTACAGATCTTGGAACGAGGTGGAGTAGACGCCGTTGTCGGACAGGAAGAAGATGCGGTCGCCAATCGTAACAACAGACTTCCGCGCCACCAACCCAGCCTCACGGGTGATTTCCTTGAGAGCAATGTCCGCAATCGACCCGCTAAGCCCCATCATCAGGTGGATGGAGTTGCGATTAAAGATGACAGCATTATCTTCAGTAAATGGGTGAACATACTGAAGGTAGTCAGCGATGCCCGCCGTTACCTTGAGCTGGTTCTGGATGCGGTCGTAGGTATCCGAGTCAAAGACATCCGACAGGAGAATCTCGTCGCGGACGTTGCGGCTCGTAACCGTTTCGCTGCCGCTGCTACCCGTAGTCGTGTAGTAGTAGGGGACGATGATGCGCCGCTGGTGATAGACGCCCCACGGGGGCGCGGGCATATGCGTGAAGCCAAGCTGGGAGGGCTGTTTCTTGGCGTACACCACCGTAGTGGCGGCTGAGTCGGGAACCTCTGCAAAGAATGTAAAACTGCCCGTTCCCGGCACCGTAGCTACGACATAGCCAGTTCCGTTCTCCGTAAGGGTGGTTGTGCCGTTATCGACAACAAAGATGCGGTCTCCAACTAGCAGGCCGTGGGACGTAGCCGTAACCGTAACGATGCCATCCGTAATACTCGTGTTATTGGATGCATCCAAGTAGGTGCTTGTAGCGTAGTCTCCATTAGCCACCTTCGTGAAGGCCGGGGTACCGCTGAAACTACCGTTCCACTCCAGCGCGGTTTGCCCGTCGCGGAAGATGAACACCTTGTTGAACGCCTGCAACATACTCACCTCCGAGGCAATGTTGATGCCCGTGGGGTAGTTAATCGTGGTGGATGCCTGCGTTTGCATATTGATTGCAACCGCATTGCCATACAGGGCGAGGATGATGTACTCCGCGTTGCTGGACGCAGGGTTGGAGAACAAGCAGGAACCGAAGGCTCCATTGATGTTGGCCGTACCAACAATCGCGCCACCAGCCTTAGAGGAGCCAGTAACCGAGTAGGTCTCGCTGCCTGTAGCTCCAGCAATCGTGTAGGTGAATGTATTGAGTCCCGTAACGGTGATGGTCTTGTTGCCGTTGGGGTTCACTGTTCCCGTTCCCACATCCACAATCGCCACAACGTAGGACGACGAGAAGCCGTGGTTGGTAGACGTAGTGATGGTGACAGTCGTGCCAGATCGGGTGGCCGAGCTAATCACGACCTGCGGCCATACATTGAACGGCAGGCTTAGCGACTCATCAATAGACCCAATCTTGGGGCCAAACGTATCAACGCCGGGGCGTACCTGCCACGTCCCGTCTACGTTCATCCGTCCATTGATGGACATAGCAAGCTCACCCGGCTGAAGTTGATCCGGGCGCAAGCGGTTGTTGAAGCGTGAGAAGCCAACATCGGCCTCTTCAGCAACCGGAGTGTCCCTACCTGAGTAGCTGCTATAACGTGGCATGGATGATAGTTTACCCTATCTATCCGCTACCCAGATGTCAGTTACGACATCTTGCGACGCTTGAAGTCAACGCCCTTGATGGTGCCTTTGTTGCGGGAAGCGTAGAACACTTGTTCGCCGCGCTTCTTCCCGTACTCCTCCATCATGGCTTTCTTGATCTTCTTACCCTTCTTGGTGAGTGGCATGGTTAGCGGTATCTAGCGGTTTTCTTAGCAATATTCTTGGGCTGTCTAACAAACTGTTTCCCGGCCTTCATGCCCTTGCGCTTAGCCCTGTTGGTCGCGGCCTTCTCGGCGGGACTCAGGCTCTTCCAAGCGGCATCAGGGAGATAGCGTTCTCCCGTCTTGAGGCTGGGCTTGCCAGAGGACGTGCGCCACTTCTGGCGGGTCCAATCGGCTAGGCTGCGTTGCTGGGGTTTCACTTGGAGGTCTTGTAGCCGCCGCCCTTAGCCTTGTACTTCTTAGCGAGCATTTGTGCCTTCCTCGCGGACCATTGGCCCGGACGGCCTCCCTTGCCACCAGCCTTAATCGACTCAAAGAGCCGCTTACGCATGGTGGGCTGGGTGTACACCCCAGCAGAGTTTACTGTCGAGCGACGTTTCACTTGCAGGGCTTGCGCTTGCCCATCTCACACTTGCGTTTGCCACAGTTCATTTTGTAGTTCTCCTCGGTTTCCATCATTTCCTCCGCATCCTCGATGGCTTCCTCAGCCTCCTTCATGCGGCGGTAGAGCATACGCTCTTGCTTCATTGAGCGGTTGTTGCGTTCTTCTTTCATGGTTAACAGTCCCAAGCCCGCCGACTCCAATAGTTAGCGGAAAGTTTGTTGCTCTTGCCCTTGATGCCGCCAGAGCGGGCGCAGTAGCTCTTCTTGCGGGCAGGCTGGTTCTTCTTAATCGTCATGTTCGCATCCCCAAAGCGGACAATGCGCTCCTGTCCATTCTGGCAGGCTTTGACGACAAACTTCTTGCCGCCCTGCACCTCGCGGCGCGGGACATTGCACTTCATGGCCTTCTTATTCATCGCGCTTTAGGAGCTTAATCAGCTTTACGACAGTGTACGCAATCGACACCAGAACGAGGATGAAGGCCGCAATTTCATTCACTTGAGTAAGGGTGATTGTTCCCAAGGAGCCTCCCACGGTTACGGCCATAACCTTAGTGATGTCGTTGTCGAAGATCATTTGCGGATGAGGCTAGTCATACGGCTACCGAACCACCACGCAACTGACGTACCAGCCAGCATCATAAAGCTCTGGATGGCTTCGACCTTCAGGTATTGGTCCTCGATCAGGAAGAAGCTGATGAAGGAGCCAAGCACTAGGCCGATGGTGAGGAAGGGGCGGGTGACGGCGCGGATGTTTGCCGCCCACGGGGCCACCTTCTCTGTCATGTCAGCGGCAGATGCGGACTGCGACGCCGCAAATGCGTTCCATGCTGCAAGTGCCTCAGCACTAGCGGCTTGCTTGTCGAGCATCTCTAGCGCAAACTTGTTATCCTGCTTTTTCTCCCAGATGCGGATGACAGACGTAGCAACACTACCGAATAGCCCAAAGAGACCCCCGGTGCCTGCGTTAAACAGAAGCTCCGACCACAGGCTCATGGCTAGGTGACGTAGTTGACGGATGCGATTCCGCGCCAGCGACTGCCGCTGTCGTCGGTTACAAACACAAATAGGTGGGTCTTGCCCGTGGACAGGCTGGGGGCGGTGTCATTCGGCCACTTCACTTCGGTAGGCCAAGTGATAGTGCCAGAGGTATTCTCCACCTCTAGGGCAAAAGCATAAGCACCGCTGGGGACGTTGCTGAACGTAAACGTGCTGTTCGCGTTAATCGTCTTGGTGAAGTAGTTGCCCAGCGAACAATCGACATCTAGGGCCGAAACAGCCGTCACCGCACTCTTATACTGTCCCGTGGCCTCAAGGCTCGTAAACTTGCCGGAATTGGCCGTAGTGGAGCCAATAGCAAGCGGGCTGGCAAACAACTGAGCAGCCGTAGTCTTACGCAGGGCTACATCAGCCGAGCTGTGGACAAGGATGGTGTCAGCCGAGGCTAGGGCCGTCTTGGCCGTCTGATCCGTAATGGCACCGGGAAGCAAAACGGCATCATCAACGTGGTTGTTGAGGTTCGTTGAGGTTACGAGATTCGACGGCGAGGTCGTCCCATAGGTTGTGCCTTTTTGAATCTGGGCCATGGCCTAAGTATATCAGGGCTTTACGGGCCAGACTACATTATGCGGGAAGCCAGATTGACTAGGAATGTCGCGGAGAGCCTGACGGTAGGTGGTCCACGCCACCTTGGAGGGATTGTCCAACGGGGTGTCGTTAAGCTGGGTCCAGTCGCACTCGGTTAGCTTGGTGTTGCGTTCGGCGCGGATAGCGGAAGCAGCCTGACGATCCATCTCTGCCTTCTCGTCAGCCGTATACTTAGACCACAGCTTCATCTCCACCACCTCATTCGTATGGATGATGAACATGGACCCAACAAACTTCTCATCTACGATGCCTTCGTCTAGGCGGACGGGAAACCAACCAATAGCGCGAAGGCCATCAGCATCCATCATGTCCAAGCCGGAAATGTTGCGCCAAGAACGCGGAAGGCCACGCGGGCCTTCTACGATGGTGTTGTTCTCAACATAACAGTAGTTCATTTTAAGAATTGGATAAGTGCGGACTTAACTTCTTCCAGCGGATGCGACCAATCGCCGTATTTCTGCTGACGGAAAAGCCTTACGGAATCATACCACACAGAGGTGTCTTTAGGCTCGGCCCATGCGTAATAGGGCATGATTGGAACAATAACCCACGTCTTGACCCCCAACGCGGCTGAAAGATGGGCAATAGACGTGCAGGACGTAATCACCAAGTTAAGCCCCTTGATGATGCTTGCCGTGTCCTCGAAGGTTTTCATCTGGTCCCGCAAGTCGGCAAACGGCAAACCGTCAATCAGGTTGTCGTCGCGCTGCAACGAATAAAGCGTAATCCCATCTAGCTTGTGCAGGTCAATGAGCGGCTGTGGGTCAAACTTGCGGTGCTGCTCATGCTCAAACTTGGGGTTGCCCGCCCAGCGGATGCCTACCTTGAACGTGTCGGGCTTGCTGTAAAGCTGCTTAGGCTCAGCATCCAAGTAGAACTGGCTGGGGAAGTTGTCTGTGTCGTAGCCGAGGATGTGTGCCGCCGACATGGACGGAACCCAATAGTCGTAGTGGATGTAGGGCGTTGCTCCGTTGTCGATGCAGACAAAGCCATGCCGCGCAAACAAAGACATAAGCTCTGGAGCACACGACACCACTACCCGCGCTCCCTTCTTCACGAAGTCCTTCGCAAAGCGGAAGTTCATAATCTGATCGCCAAACCCGTTCTCGCAGCGGAACAATAGGGTTTTGTTGGTCAGATCCTGATCTTTCCAGATTTCGCCGGGAATACGCGGAAGGCCAAAGACGTTGATAAAACGTCCGGCATCCATCATCTGCAATCCCTTCTTGAGATTGCCATGCCGCATTTCGTGCCACCCAAGGTTGAAAACAATCCGCGCATCGCCCTGCTCTGGTTGAGAGCGGAGGATGTCTTCGGAGATTTCTGGGTGACCGTTAATGCAGGCCGTAAGGGCCATGTCTAACGGGTGAACGGTCATAGTTTTAAGGCACCAGATGTGCCTGATTGTGAGCCATCAACTAAAGTTGAATCCCAGTTTGTCAAGGCTCCAATTTGAACAGGAGAAGACCTCGCTGTTGTAGTGCCATCGCCAAGTTGCGCAACAGAGTTAGCTCCCCAAGCCCAAAGGGTTCCATCGGTTTTTACAGCAATGGTATGCGATCCCATTCCCAAAACTTGCGCCCAATTGGACAAAGCACCAACTTGCGTTGGCGAACTTAAACTAACAGCATTATTGTGACCAAGGCGTCCTGATCCCCCCGCACCCCAAGTCCAAAGAGTTCCGTTTGTTTTTACGGCACAACTATGAGCGGATCCGGCGGAAATTTGCGCCCAATCTGAAAGGGCACCAATTTGAACAGGCGAAGATTTGCTTACCGCAGTTCCATCGCCAAGCTCTCCGCTAGTTCCATTTCCCCAAGCCCAAATGGTGCCGTTAGTTTTAATTGCCAAACAAAATGCGCTACCTGCACTTATTTGCGACCAATCCGACAATGCTCCAATTTGAACGGGAGATGATTTACTAACAGTAGTTCCGTCGCCAAGCCTACCAAAAGCCCCAGCCCCCCAAGCCCATAGCGTACCATTTGTCTTAATAGCAACAGCATAACCGTTTCCAAATGAAGCCTGCGACCAATCGGATAATGCACCAACCTGAATGGGAGATGATTTAGAGGTTGTGGTTCCGTCGCCAAGCTCTCCGCTAGTTCCAGTTCCCCAAGTCCAAAGAGTCCCATTTGATTTGATTGCGACTACGTTAGTGCCGCCACATTCAACCTTTGACCAATCATAAGAAGAGCCAACTTGAATCGGCGAAGAGACGGCATCAATAGTACGACTATTACCAAGTTGACCAGAATTCCCAAGCCCCCAAACCCAAAGACTGCCGTCGGCTTTTATTCCAGCAGAATATTGAGTGCTGCCAGAAACCAAGGTCCACTCATTGCTGCCAACCTGTACTGGAGATGAATAATTATCTTGATTAAGGCCAGTTTGGCCGCTGCTACCGCCTCCCCAAGAATAAATTTCAGAGCTAGTATTTATTACAAGATTGAAATCTCCACCAGCAGCCGCTTGAGACCAATTAGAAAGAGAGCCGATTTGAACGGGAGATGATCTACTAAGAATAATTCCGTCGCCAATTTGCCCACTACTCCCCTCCCCCCAAGCCCATAGAGTACCATCTGTCTTAATAGCTATTACTGTATTGCTAGATGGATGGCAATAAGCTTCAGACCAATTTGTTAGAGCACCAACTTGAACCGGAGATGACCTATTAGTAGTAGTACCATCACCAAGTTGACCAGCAACATTACTTCCCCAAGTCCAAAGAGTTCCATCTGTTTTGATTGCAGCAGAAAAAAGCGCTCCACAAGCAACTTTAGACCAAGTATTAAGAGTCCCAACTTGTATGGGAGAAGATGTTGAGGTTGTAGTTCCGTTTCCAAGTTGGCCGCTGACATTGGCTCCCCACGCCCATAAAGTTCCATTTGTCTTAATAGAAAGACTATGGCCGCTGCCAGCGGCTATTTTTGAAAACCCTGAGTCGATTTGAGCTGGGGTAGATCTATTTATATCATCCCCCAGTCCCAATTGGCCGGAACCATTATCCCCAACTGCCCATAAGGCGCCGCCAGAAATTATTAGTGAAAAATTACTACCGCAAGCTACGTCCGTTGTTGTTCCAAAATATGTAACTTGAACAGGTGAACTGTAGCTGGTTGTATCGCCAAGCCCCAATTGTCCAGAATTATTCTGACCCCAAGCCCATAGAGTGTTATCTGTTTTACGGGCAAGGCAGAAGGCATTGCCTGCTTTAATCTGAGACCAAGTAGATAATGCTCCTACCTGAATTGGGGATGATTTTGCTGTAGTAGTGCCATCTCCAAGTTGGCCGCTGCTATTAATTCCCCAAGCCCATAAGGTTCCATTTGTTTTAATAGCAGCAGAAGAACTAGAAGTACCAGCAACTTTAGACCAATCTGAAAGCAAACCAATTCTTTTGGGACTAATTTGATTTACTGCGGTTCCGTTTCCAACACCGCCCCAAGTGTTTTGGCCCCACATGTATAGATTCAAACCAGTAGCAGCACCGCCACCAGCACCCATTGCAAGTCTAAGGATGTTAGGATCCATAAGTGTTAGTTAACGTAGTCCACGAGGGATGCGCCGCGCCAACGGGTGCCGCCATCATCCGTCACAAAGATAAAGATATGCGTTTTGCCTGCCGTCAAGGTGGGAGCAGTATCAGCAGGCCATTTAACCGTAGTGGGCCATGTTACTGCGCCCGACGTATGGGTTAGCTCAAGGGCAAAGGCGTAGGCTCGGGTAGCCGGAGGATTGCTAAACGTAAACGTAGACGCACCATTGATGGTCTTCGTGAAGTAGTTAGCCGTCGAGCAGTCGATGTCCAACGCAGCTACAGCCGTAATGTTGGAAGCGTAGTTGCCGTCTAGGTCTAGACGGGCAAGGGGGGTGTCTTGGTTGATGCCAATGCGATCTACGGAGGCATCGCTGAAAAACAAGTGGGTCTTGCTATCACCCTCAATGCGAAAGTCCTTGTCTGCCCCGGTTTCGTTGAAAATAAAAGTTCCGCCGTCAAAGCCAACATTACCCGTAGCGTCTAGCGTCGTAAATTTACCCGTGTTAGCGGTAGTGGCTCCTACGGTGCCGTTGATGTTAATGCTGGCAGTACCCGTAAGGTTAGTAACTGTGCCGCTAGTGGGAGTTCCAAGTGCGCCATCAAACAGAACAACCGCACCAGCAGTTCCCGTGTTAACCGCAAGAGCCGAAGCAACACCAGTTCCAAGACCAGAAACGCCTGTGCTAATTGGAAGGCCGGAACAGCTACTAAGCGTGCCGCTGCTAGGAGTGCCGAGTGCGCCGCCGTTAACAACAAACGCTCCAGACGTGCCAACATTTACAGCAAGGGCCGTAGCAACATTGGTTCCCAGACCAGAAATACCCGTACTAACGGGCAGGCCAGAAGCATTGCTTAGCGTAGCACTAGACGGAGTGCCGAGCGGGCCACCGGAATAGAGCAGGGTCTCCGAAGAGTTGGGCAGCGTGAATGTCTTCTCGCTGGTGGCCGGGCCAGAAAACTTAGTGAAGCTGTTGCCTGTGCCGCCGTTAGAGGAAGCAATCGTTCCCGTAATTCCAACGGTGATGGAAGCATCCGCATTGGTAACGGCGATGTTAGTGCCAGCCGTCAGCGTAGCGTTCTTCCAAAGCGAATTAGTTTTGTCGCGGATAATCAGCGAACCAGCAGCCGGGGTTCCCGTAATTTGAACGTCGTGAAGCTCATCCAGCTCATAGCCGTTCTGGACGCGGACATAAAGCTGACCATTACCGTTGTTGGCGCGTTCAATAATGCCAACGTAAACAAGGTGGTTGGGGGCGTAAGGCTTGGTGGCTGTAAACCCGCCATTGGTTGAATCAAGGTACACCGTGTCGCCATCCGTGTAGGCTCCAAGGTTAAGGCCATCAATTACACCAACCATCGTGATGGTTCCGGTGCCGCCAGCCGAAATACTAGCATCGCTAACAACGCCAATCGTCTTCGCAGAAGTGGCATCAGAGGTGTTATTTGCCAGCTTAACCGACATCCGATTGCCGGTCGCGCTAAAGGCATACACCACCTGCCCCTTGGTAATAGCAACGGCTTCGTCGTTAGTTACCGTGGCAACAATCCTTGCCGCCGTCTGGTCTCCCGTCGTAGACAGCGTAATCGTGCCAGAGCCATTGGTTACCGTGACGCCAGAGCCAGCAGTAAGGGTGGACAGCGTATAGCCGCTGCCGTTGCCAATTAGCAACTGCCCATTGGTCGGCGTCGTAGCCAGCCCAGTTCCGCCCTGATTGATGGGAACTGTGCCGCTAATCGCCGTAGACACCGGGGTGTCCAGCAACAGCGTCTTGAAGATGTCCATTTTAGAGGTAGTTAAGTTCCTGCGCCTCGATCACCGCATCCGTCGATCCTTCGCGGATTGCGCGGGCTTTAAGGGCCATTGTGCGCGTCCAGTAGGCCGAGCTATTGGTTGGCAAACGGAAGCCCTTGGTGGCCGTAGGATCGGTGGTTCCGTCGAAGGTAACGCGGATGTCAGCATTAGTCACCTGCACCAGAACGTGCTCCGTGTCCGCAGCCAGCGTCCAATCAAGGAACGCCACCGCCGAAGAACTCACCGTGCGCTGCTTGTGGGTCGTGCCATTCTGGGGGATAGCCTGCGACGGGGTATTGACGATGCGTGCGTTAGGCATGGCTTAGACAGAGAAAGGGGTGGCGTGTACCGCAGCGTCCGTCCCGCCTGCGCGGATAAACTTGGCTACGCGGGCAGTTTCCTTGTTCCAAAGGAACGGCTGCACCCCGGCCTTAAACAGATGACCGTTGGATGCCGTAGGGGTGGAGCCGTCAAAAGTAACCATCACGTCAGCCGTCTGCACATCGATCAGGACGTACTTCGTTTTCGAGGAGGTCCAGCCAGCCGTAAGACTGACAGCAGCGGTGCTAACGGCCAAACGCTCATCAGCTTCGCCCGTGGGCTGCGGATAGAGATTAACGACAAGTGAGTTATTCATGATTAGCGAAACTGACGGGAGGTATAAGTAGAGATACGGCGGAACAAGGCGTTCATATTGCGCTGCTGGTTGGCCTTAGCCATCTCGGTGTCGAGATACATCTGGGCAACCTGCTCCTCAGCCATGGCCTTATCCACCTGACCGTCCATGCGGAGAAAGTCGGCATAAGTAGCGTGCGCGGCGTAATAGAACCACTCTTGAGGAATATTAGCAGATGACGTGTTATACGGGCCATCCCAAATGGCCTTATACGTCACCCAGAAGCCCGTAATGCCCGGATCATTGCCGATGGGATTTGCACCGTTCGTATCGACAAAGAAGTCGTATTCGTAACCACCGATGCCGCTGGTCGGGTTGTGGTCGTGGAGTCGGACAAACACCTCAACGTTAGGAATGGTGACCGGGGTAAAAAGGCCCGTGCCTGTGTACGTTTCGGTTCCAGTTCCAGAGGTAAGCTCATACGTTACGGTTTGCCCATCAACCGAAGTGACAACAAAAGTGCCATTCGGATCGACGGTGCCAGATAGGCCGCTAACCATAACCTTCTGACCAACAACAACATTAAAGTCAACACCGCTGGTTACAAACGTAACCGTGGTTCCGTCTCGCGTAACTGAAGACGAGTTGCGAATGCCAGCACTAGCATCGTAGCTGTACGGGACGTAGCCATCCGGCGCAGGGCGGGCATCAAGCCTCTGGTAGCGCGGCCATACGTCGCACGCATCATACGCCTGACGCAGACGACGATTAGCCATTGCCAGAATCTTGGTGGATTCGGTTGGCGCGAACTCATCGACGCCAGCAAGCGACTCGATGAGATCGAACAAATCTGCGTAGGTGCGGTTGGTCATGCTTTGTTAGGCGAAAGCTCGGGCATCTTCTTGTTGAAGTAGGACATGAACTCACGGCTATGCACCGTCTCATGCCCATATTTCTTCACCAAGCGGAAATACTCGCGGGCAGGCATAACACCGACACACTTGCCCAATCCGGGGATGGACTTGTGGTCGCGCATCATGCTTGCTTGCGCCTTAGCTACATTAACACGTTCAATCTCTGTCGCCTTCTCAAGCTCAAGACTACGAACAATTTCCTTACGGAGTTCGGCGTCAATTTCCTCTCTAGAAAACTCGGTCTGGGCCACTTTGATGTGCATAAAAAAGCCACCCCCAGTTAAGAGGGTGGCTTATTCTAACACAAGAAGTGTTTACGAGGTCGGCACTTCCATCTGACGCCACGCCAGCACCCAGCTACCAGCCGTGAGGTCACCAACCGTGCCATTGAACTCAACAATGAGGTCAACCGCCGACGCCGTGTTATTGGCGTAACCGTTAACAACATTGGAGGTCGTGGCCGCACCCGAGTCGGTGCCAACAAAGGCATCGCCCGTGTTCCAGATGACCTTCGTCAGCGCATCAACATCGCCATTGTCGATGAACTCGTCCGGGTCAGCGGCGGTCACACCGAAGTCAATGGTGAGGTTGGTCGCACCAGCGGGGTCAACCACCTGATAGAGAACCGCAGTATCAATGATACCACCAGCCCCGAGCTTGCCAGCCTTGAACTGGTTCGCCGCACCGATGGTGGTGAGGAAGCCAGAACGCTGAAGGTCAACGTAATCAAACGCCACCTTGTGGGTGAAGCCAGCGGCGGCTTCGTTAATCGTGAGTTTAGCCATGTTAGTGATCTCCTATGCTAAGGGTTAGCTGAGCGTGGTGATCTTACCATGCGCGCCCGGATGCTTGACCAGCAGGGTCAGAGCGCAATCAACATAGCCGCGCTCGCCGCCACCGAGGTTCGGCAGACGGGTCGAGCCGAGCGGGATCAGTTCCGCAACACCGTAGAACTCCGGATTCACGAGGTAGCCCGTGTCCTTGTTCGTGGTGTCCGGAGCGCAATCCGGGTTCATGTTGACGATGGACACGATGCCATGGTCGGACTCATAGAGTTCGACGGACAGCTTGATCGAAGCCTCGCCACCCTCATACGCCACACGGCGAACCGAGTAGTCCGAGCTACCCGACGTGCGGGCGAAGTCGCTGATGACGCGGCGCAGGGCCGTGTCAGCAACCAGCGTCAGACCGTTCGACGTACCCGTAACGCGGTAGATCGAGGTGATGAGGTTGTTGAACACCGTCTCGTTGAAGGTGCTCGAAGCGTGGATGGAGCCAGCCGGGGTGCGGTAGGCAGCGGGAACGTCCGCCGGGCCAGCCGAGTCAATCCAGTCGCCGAGGCCGCGCAGGCCGTAGGGCGTGCCAGCACCATCTTCAACCGAGCGGTCGTTGTTGGAGCACAGGGTCGCCTCGATGTCGCGCTTGATCTCGCGGACAGCCTTCGCCTCAGCCTGAGCGATCTTGGCCGGACCAACGCTATCAACAGCGTTCTGGAGGTCGGACACCATGTAATCGCGGCGGAACTTCTGGATGTAGTTACCCAGACGAGCGCGGTTGGCGAACTTGTCCGTGAAGACGGTGACATCGGAACCTTCGGCAACGCCCGTCGTGACGGGAGCCGAGAGGCTGTCAACGGTCCACTCCACGAAGGTAGCGGACGCCTTGGACTTAGCAGCGGAGGAAAGAACCGGAGTCTCCTCGGGGGCGAGGATCGTCAGGACATCGAGAAGGTCTTCGCGGTTGGAAACAGCGGAACCCGGATTGGTCGTATCGTAAGTATTAGAAAAGGCCATTGTAGTAGTAGGTTATTTGCGTTTAGAGAGTTGTGCAGCACGAAGGGCAATGAAGTCGCTTACGCTTCCTGAGTCCGCCAATCGCTTAGACACTTCCTTTACGTTGCGCTCTCCCGCCGTTGGCGTCCGATCACCAGCAGCAACCGCGTTAGACGGTGCGCCGGGGGGCGTCAGCTTCGGAGACGGCTTGCCGTCCATCGGAATCACCTTGCGTGCAAACATCGAATTAGCCGCATGGGCCAAGATGTAAGGCAACTGAGGAGCCACTTCCGGCAACACCTTTTCCGCATCCTTGAGGCGCGGATCGTTAAGCATTGCAAAGAATTGGCGCTTGATGTCGCTGTCCTCTTGCGAGGCAAGCCAATCAAGCTCTTTGACAGCCTGTTGCTCAAAAGCAGAGCGGAGACCTTTACGCTGCATTACAGCTTCAATCTCCTTCTTCTGCGCCGGGAGGTACTTATCGCGAGCCTTGCGGGCATTACGAAGAGTCTCCTTTACCTGAGCCTTAGTCAGTTCGCGGCCATCAACCGTAGCTGCGATGTCTTCGTAGCCAAGGGTTTCAGCGCGATCCAGAACATCCTCTGCCCACTCAACAACATCATTCACTTCCTGAGCCTTCTTGCCCAAGTCCTCGATAGAGGCGATGTTAGCGTAGGGGTTGTTCTCTACTTTCGGCTCAAGGGGCTTGTTGTTCTGCTGCTGGGCCATGTAGGCTTCCAGTTGCGCTGCCTTCTCCTCGGCGAGCTTTCGCTTGGCTGTAAGTTCAGCAATGCGCTTCAGCAGCCCAGACTTACCCTTCTGAGCTAGTTCTGCAATATCCTCATCGGAGAGTTCCGAGAGTTCGACTTGTGAAGGAACGTCCTTGCCTGCGGGCTGAGACTCAGAAGTGGAGGCTTGGTCGTTGCTCGCCTGCTCCTCTTCCTGCTCTGCCGCTGGCGCGGATTGGCTAGTGGGTTGAGGACGGCTGGCTGGGTTCAATGCCCCATCCGGCTTGGCCTTCAACTCACCGAGACGGCGAACCGCGTATTGGCTCGCTGTCATGTTGGACTTTTCTGACTCCACCGACGTTTTAGCGTCCCCGGCGACGGACGTAGCTTCTTCAGACATTTTGGGTTTCCGCGTTTTAACGCCTCGCGTTGGCGATAGCTGCATCATATCACAGCACAGGGAACGAGAAATTAGCCAATAAGTTGTGGGGTGTGAAAATAGGCTTGACACCCACTTTATTTCCCCCCTACAACCCCCCTTTCTTTTAAGGGGTTTCTTTTATTTCAGTTGTTCCGCCGCTCGTTAAGCGGCGTGAAACGAAACATCAAACATTCCCTCTACGAGAAACAATCTTATCGTACCCACCCATGGATAAGATGTCGTCGCATTGGAGGATACGTCCGCTAATCTGTTGGATGCGATCAGATGGGACATCGTGCATCTGCTGAATCAGGGATTCACGGATAGCGTAAATCCCCTGAAGGAAATCGACATAAGCGTCGATGTGAATGAGCGAGTCGAGGTTGTCGGTCTTGTTCATTAGGCAGTCGGAGTCTGCTGCATGGTCTGAGTGTTAGTCTGACCCATCGCGGCAGGAGCAGTACCAATGCGCCCAATCTGGGCGTTCTGCTGCTGTGTCATCTGGAACTGATATTGCTGGACGTACTTCTGGAAGCGGGCTTGGAACGCTTGGTCGTTTTGCAGCCGCTGCATAACATCAGGCTGCTGCGTGTACGACTGGATCACTTGAAGAGCGATTTGCGCTCCGTTCGGACGCGCACCAACTTCAATGCCTGCGTAGATTTTAGAGAGGTCGTCCGTGACTTGCTTGGTGATTTGGTCTTGGGCTTGACCAGCGG